CCTGTACCACCGTCAGCAACAGCTAAGTCTGTAATACCAACTACTGTGCCACCTGTAATGTCTACAGCTGTTTTATTCTGGGTAGACATTGTTCCTAAAGCACCAGTTGCTGTATCAACCGCATTTTTAACATAAGCCGTGTTAGCTAACTGAGTTGTGTTAGAACCAGCAGTAGCTGTAGGAGCTGCAGGAGTGCCTGTAAATGTAGGAGAAGCTATGTCAGATTTAGAACTGATAGCTGATGAAATAGCATTAAACTCGTTATCAATTTCTGTACCTTTAACAATCTTACCTGAATCTCCTGTTGGTAAGGTGTCTTTAGTAGCGAAGTTAGTTCCTTTGGTATAGTTTGCCATGTCTTATCCTTAAATCAGTGTTTTACCGCTCTTTAACCCAAAATCAATTTTCTGAATAGATAAAGGAGCATTGTTAATATTAGCTTCAAATCCTAACTGAACTACTTTACCTGACCCACCTGCGTTTACTTGAGCTGTATCAAGAGCAATGCCGTTTGAATATGTTGCAATGTTATATTCAGCTGTGTTATATTCATATACAGTCACTGTATCTAATGACACAACTTGAGTGTTATAGTTACTATTGTAGTCAAATCCCCATTTAAAAGAGATAGCCTGTGCTGAACCACCGATAGCAACTAAATTAATCTTTTTCATAATCTTATTTATTACAGGATTATCAAAGTCAAAGTAATTGGTATAGTAAGACATACGGTATGTAGAACCGTTGTCTTGGTAACTATTATATTTTCCAATGTAACCAGGCTTACCAATATATAACTCTTTGTTCTGAGTTAAGTTAAATGCTGTTGGTTTAATGTCTTTCCAAATAGTAACTCTAGCTCCACCGTTTTCTAAGATACCTCGTGTATCAAAACAATAAGTAAAACCAGTGCTTGGTAGTGCTAATAAATAGTGAGCATCAGTTGGGTAGTACACAGCTTTAATGTATTTTAATGTCTCGCTGTTAACATTAGTAAGTAAGCTGTCACGGACATTCTTAGACACATCTCTAAATGGCAGTGACTTTTCTTGTATTACACGCTGTAAAGACTGCACACCAGTAGCTGATAAGAACATTAAGTCTGTACCTATAGATGCTACAGAGTCTCTAGCAATACAACCAATACCAGTAATAACATCTTCTAATACTAAAGCTGATGGGTCTACTGGGTTTTTATAAACAACAATATGCTTTTCACAGAATATAACTAAGAATCCATTGTGAGAAGCTAAAGCAACAATAGGGTCATTGTTAGGAACAACTTCACTAATGTTTAAGTATCCAGAAGTACCTATCTTCCATTCAGTAGGGTCTAACAAATCACTAAAGTACACAGTCTGTCTGTCGTTAGCAATGTCTGCCACCCATACACGACCAAAAGCAGTCATACATATATTAGGTGTAAAGGTAGTAGCTGTGTAAGCTCCTGGTAAGTTAGAAGCAATATCGCCTAAGCGTTGTAGACCATACGAACCAGTGTGTGCATGAGCTGTTGCACCTAACTTATGATAAACCAAGAAAGGATGACCAGCTTGAGCTAAGATAGCATGACCTGAAGGAGTTGCTCCAGTGTCGTAAGGCATACCACTAATTTGCCAGTTATCGTCTGTAATCGTGTAAGTTAAGTTAGCTGTGTCAGTAGAGTTACGAACAGCTAATTCAGTTAAAGTTGTAGTGCCTGAATAAATCTTATTATTAGCAGCAGACAACACAGTGTTGCCGTCATCTTTAACAACCTCAAAGATAGCTCTAAAGTCACCTGTAGACGCTGCTGAAGTGTTTACTTTAGTCCATCCTTTTCTAGCACCAATTCTTCCATACTGGTCAATAACACAGTTAAATGCTTCTAAAGCAAAGCCACTAGATAACTGCACAGAACTATCTTGGGTATTTAAACCAAAGAATCCTGGAGCAGCTATAGAACCTGTTAGGAGTTGTTCTGCCATTTAGATAGCATCCCATTGTGATTCTTCAATGTAACGACCAGATTCTAAAGCAATAGCGTCTGCTAATGATGTTTTATATAAGCCATAAGCCTCACTAGAAGCTAAACCACCGTCTTCTCCACGCTCTGCCAATGCTTTAGCATAAGCTAACATAATGATAGGCTCTGAAGGAACTAATACTCTAGTAGAATCAGAAGCTAGAGCTACTTGAGGTTTAATAATGTTAAAACGGATATTGTAGACACCATTCGGAATAGGAAATAAATCAACCTGTGTATCTCCGTTAGAATCTGTACCGTTAAAGTTATAATAGTAAGGAGAACCTTTATTGGTTGATGACAACAAGAACTGTTGATTCATGTACTGTGTAGGTGCGTTGTAAAGGATTGTGTCGCTTGTGTCGTTTAAGACATCAATAACACGAAAGCGTTGTCCTGAACCCACTAAAACATAGTTAAATACATCACCAGCTGTAACTGCAGTCAATGTATCTGACAGAGCATTCCAGTTATAAGCATCCTCAACCATGCGTTTAGCATCATTGACAAACTTACCAATAAGTTTAGAATAAGCGTTATCATTGACAGAAGATACCTCTGTCTCTCTAAGTCTTATTAGCACATCGTTTACAAGTTGAATATATTGCATAATATCCCTAAGTTTACCACAGTTTTAGGATTGTGTCAACAACTATTTGGTCAACAATCCCATTTCTTTAAAGCTAATGCTTTCCTAGTAGGACGACCTTTATCATCCTTCATTGGACCAGCAACACCACCCATCCTGGCACAGAAACTCTTGCGTCTACCCGCATCCTTTGGAGACTTTGCAGCCTGTTTAGCGGATACAGGAGGCTTTAGGTTAGAACCAGTAGTCTTATTGTAATAGTCTCTACCTTTTTGGTTAAGACCACCTTTAGGGTTCTGGTGTTCTTTCTTAGGCATTACTTTACCTTCTTAGCTGTCTTCGCAGCATCCTTAAAGTCTTTAGCAGAAGGAGCACCTTTAGCCCCTGCCTTACGCATCTTTTCACCAGAGCCAGCCTTAATTCTAGATTTCTTGGCTGCGATGTTAGCATAAAGTCCTGGTTTAGTAACCACGCTTTGCACCCATCTTTTTGGCTGGTGCAGCCTTCATAGGAGTGTTAGCTTTCTTAGCGTATTCTTTAGCTTCTTTTTTACCCTTAGCTGTGTATGGAAACTTCTTGTCTTTGACCATTGGCATAATTACTTCCTTTCGTTAAGCTCCGTTTTGATAAGATGTTGTTTGATGTATTTCCATAGTCAGAATAACTGACATGGTAGAACCTGTTTCTGTGGTAATTTTAATATAATCGTATTCATCTATAACTAACCTTCCGTCAGACAACTGAATATATTTATTAGCGTCTAAGTTAGTTGTACCCAGAATAACAATGTCATCGCCTTCACTGTGGTCATGCCATGCAGCATTCACAGTCTTGTTAGAACCTGTGCTGTTAGATATGTATAACAATGTTAATATGGCTTTACACCCTTTAGGTGTAGTATAAATTGTTGTAGCAGTATTCGCTACAAGGTTTTTACCTACTGTTAGTTCTCTCATTTAGCTACCCAATGTGATGTAATGAAGGTAATAGCTCCTCCAACAATAGAAGCTATAGTCATGCCCATCCAGAAACCACCCTTAGATTTGTTCGCCAATTCTAAAAGCTCTTCCATGTTAGACTCTAGTTTGTCTATCTTCTTTTCCATAGACTCTACTTGAGCTGTTAGTTTACCATACTTGTAGAGGTCTACTCCGCCTTGGTCGTTCATGTTATGCCTCGTCCGCTGGTAATTGTCATGTCTTATATTGTTTTATGTATTTTACTATTCTTGATAAGGATAAAGCAATTTAATTTCTTCAACCTTGTCTAACCATTCTTGTTGAGTTGCTTCTTGTCGTTGCCACTTCATAAAAATTGGGTCAGATTGTAATTGATACGCTTTTTCTCTATTAATTTTTTGTCCTGCATTAAATGAATTTTTTAACATTTCAGCTTTAAATTCAGACTCAACAACTTTGCCGTCTTTATATTGCCAAAAACCAATACTGCCTGATTCATTAATAATATTTTTTTCTTCTTCAGTAATTGGATATGTTGTTACATCAGGGTCAATATAAACATCTGTGTCAAACACATTTTCAATTGTTAAATTTTGACTAATAGATACTTTAAACATAATTATTCCTTAAATTGATAATGCTTGAGGACTTGTATTTGAAAGTGTTGCATTAGTAAACGCATTAACGGCAATAGAACTAACTGCACCGTATTGGATAGAAGTAATTAGTAAGTCATTTGCATTACTGTTATTTGTTGAAGCATATACATCAACAACTTGATTTCTTGTTACAGTAATGCTGGTATGAGTGTCTGTTCTTGTAGAACCTGGTGATACCGAACTACTAATAAGTGAACCAACTGCACTTCCATTTACATAAATTCTAGTGCCTAGAGTTAAAGTATTTTCTGTAGGATTTTTTATTCTAAATCTAAAATTAAATACCCCCCCACGCAAACATCTAAATGATAGAATTCTGTTTAAAGAAGTATTAGTAACGGTATTTAAATAATCTCCTTGGTTATTTATGGGATAATAAGTTGTATCTGCGG